CGAGGGCTCACCTCGGCATAAGAGGGCTGGCGCTGGAGGTCGAGGCCGGCGCGCTTGGCGTACTCGTCGGCCGCCGCCTGGACGGCAGGCACCGGCCCCTCGACGTGGGCAGGAGCATTGCGCAGCGGTGCCAGGGCCTCGCGCTCAAGCGCTCCAGGCAGGCCGCGCGCCATCATCTTAAGCCCGGCCCCGAGGTCCGGGATCACGCCAAGCGCATTGACGCCAGCGCCGACGAGATCGCCATGGCGAAGATCGCGACCCATATCCTCGGCCGCCATGGCCGTTCCTGTGACCGGGAAGGCACCCAGGAGCGTCATGCTATCGTTGCGGGCCTCGGAATACGGCTTTCCCGAGATCGCGTTTGCAGCGCCTCCCATGAGGTCCGCAAGGCGGTCCCGCCAACTCGGCTTGTAATTTTCGAGGTAAAATTCGCCTGCCATTGAAGCGCCGTCTAATTTCGCCTATATTCGGGGTCGGTTCTGAAAGGGGTCCGCCATGCTTGAGTTACTCGGTTTCGTTCTCGTCCTCGTCCTGTTCGTCGTCGGTAACTTCGCCATCGACGCCATCTTCCCTAATTGAACATGCCGGCCGCTCCTGCACCGGCGGCCTTTCCAGCTTCGCGCTCCAGCGATTGCTGCATCATGAGGCGCGCGAGCTGCGCCCTCGTCGGCACCATCTGAAACGGCATTGCCGGTTGACGGGCGAGTGAGCCCGTCGAGATCAGCCGCACCAAATCATCGCCAGCATCTTCCGACATCCGATCAGCGGCCATGCGCGCACCCTTGCCCAGGCCATAGAGGCCCAGGCCGGTGCCCAGGCCGACGAGGCCGGCCGTGGTCGGCTCGGCACCGTGTAGCAGTGCTCCGATGCCGGTCGCGCCGCCAATGGTGTTGCCTTGCACACCGGCGAGCGGCCCCGAGCCGCCGAAGCGGTTCCCGAAGCTGCGAAGCTGGTTTTGCAGAGGCGAGCCCTCGACCACCCGCTGCATCTGCGCCAGCTCCTCGGGCGAGTAGGGATTGAAGCGGCCGGGCTGGGTCGACTTGTCGACCACCGACCGGATGTTTTGCCTGATCGGATTGTCGATGTTCGTTCCCGAGGCCGTGCTATCAGAGCGCCGCGTCGCCTTGTCGAGCCGCCAGCCGATATCGTCGGCCGTGTTGGCCGTGCGCCAGAGCTGGCGAGCCTGTGCCCAAAGCGGCCCCACTTGGTCGGGCGGGATCGACGACAGCGCCGGCTGCTGATTGTTCACGAAGCCGTCAATGCCCTGCATGATCATGCCGGCGACGCGGCGCACGTTGCTGTCGGGATTGGTCGCGTTGCTCGCCGCCTGCGACCGGATTTGCTGGAGGGTTTCCAGGCTCATCGGCTGGCCGGCGAGATCGCGCAAGCGCTGCACCACGCCATTGTCGAGCACGGCGTGCGCGCCCCTGGGGTCATAGCCGTTCTGGTTAAGATGGCTGATCAGGCTGTTTGCAAGCGCCGTCGACTGGGTGTTGTCGTAAGCGACGTTTCCCTGGTCGAGCTGGCGATAAATCGCACGGGCCTGATTTTTCAGCTCGTCGGGCGTCGGGCCGCGATTGGCGAGGCGCTCGGCGCGGCGGGTGCGAATGTTGGACGGCAGCGCACGGCCGGCCATGCCAAACAGCGAATGAAGGATGCCGCCGGCAGCACCACCCACGCCGGCACCGATAGCGCCACCCTTGGCCGCGCTTTCGAGGTCATCCGAGTTTTCGGCCGCGCCCTGGATGCCGCCTTGAATGCCGGCGTTCTTGACCGCCTGCATGAGGCCGGTCTGTACGGCCGAGCGCGCCGGGCCGCCCGACATGAGGCCGCCAGCCACGCCGGCAGCGGTGCCGCCCCAGCCCGAATTTGCGCGGGCGTCGTTCATGAAATCGGAATAGCTGCCCGTGCCGGCTTTCCAGCCCTCTCCAAAGCTTTGCGGCTGGTTGCCGGGGTCAATGCCCAGCGCGCCCTTGATCATGCCGCCCAGGCCCTCGGCGAGGCCGGCAGTCGGCTTTTGCAGGCCCAGCGTGAAGGCGTCGCCGAACACGTCGCCAGCACCGCCAGCGCCGAGCGCGCCGCGCGCGATCTTGCGCAAGCGCTGCGAACGGATTTCCTCGGGCGTCGGCTCGGCCGGAATGAGGTCATCGAATGAGCCGCGCGGGCCGCCAGTCTTGGCGGTGCTGCCGGGAATGAGATCATCGAAATCGCCAGCCATCAGAGTTTCCCCGGATCGATGCCTTTGTCAGCGAGGCGCTTGCGCACCATTGCCTCTGGCGCGCCTTTCTTGATCGCGTCGCGAGCGTCTTGAAGTGTGGTCGCCTCGACGGCCGGATCGACGGCATTCGTCGCCGACGAGGCCGGGATATCGCCGCCCAGCTCTTTGATGCGCGCCGCCTGCAATTCGTTGTGCGAGCGAGCGCGAGCGATCATCACATCGATCTGTCGTTGCTTGACGGCGGGATCGATGGTCGGGTCGTTCATGTTCTGCATGAAACGGGCCATTTCGGTATCGGTCGTCGCGCCTTTGAGCTGTTGCGACATCGCCGTGATGGCCTCTTGGTTCATGATCGAATTGAACTCTTTCGTCCGGTTGGCGAGTGCCTTTTCGTCTTCGCCGGTGAGCCCGGCATTGCCGGCATAGGTTCGCGCGCCGGCCGTGTAGCCGGTTGCGATGCCTTGCTTTAGGAGATCGCTTGCGCGCTGGAGCTGCGACACGGCCGAGGTGCTGCCGATATAGTCGTCTTGCGACTGCCAAAGCGCCTTGCGGTCGGCGTTGACGCCGGCCGGGGTCGGAATGGCGTTCGCCTTCTTGATCGCCTCGTCGCGCAGCGCGGCGGCCTCGGGCGTGTTCGGGTCGCCATAGGCACCGTTTTTGAAATCGAGATTGATCTCGCCAACGGTCGATTTCGGCACGGCGGCGGCAGCGGCGCGCGCGGCCTCGGCCTGCCGCTCGGCAAAGGTCTGTGACCGTTCTTGCTGGCCCATCTGGAATTGCTGCGACTTGTCGGTCTGGCCCGACAGGAAAGCTTCCTGTTCCTTGCGTGCGGCCTCGGCGCGCTGGGCGGCGGCGGTGGTGTCCGATACTTGCCAGTCGCGATCTTGCGAGCGCTCGGCGTTGTGCTGGGCGAGCTGGGCCGCTTCGCGGCGTGCCTGGACGGCCTGGGCCATGAGCTTAAGGCCGAGATCAGGGTCGACGGCGAAGGCCTGCCCGAGCTGATCTTGCGACGGGCCGGCAGTCGGATCGATGCCGCCGATGATCTGCGCGAGCTGATGGCGGGCATTCGCCATCTGGCCCTGCACCCGGCGTTGCTGAATGGCGTTGGCGAATTTCTCGGCGACGTAGGCCGCGCCCTGCAACGGCGATTGCATGTTGCGGTTTGCGCTGATGCCGCCGGCCGCGTCGGCAAGCGCTTTCTGCCGCGCCATGAGCGCGTCAAGCGTCATGTCGGGGGCGTCGCCAGTCGGAACGCCGGCACTCGTGAAAGAGGCAATGCGGGCCATTAGAACAGCCTCCCGCTGTTGAGCCGTTGCAGGGCGAGCGCCAAGAGCTGGCGTTGCTGGTCTGCCTGTTGCGTGTCGATAGGCGAAACGGGCGCTGGAGCGTCCATGCGGGCCGCCTGGGGCGTTGCCGCTCGCATGGGGCCGCCACCGCCGCCACCGCCGCCCACGGCGTCGCCCATCGCGCCCAGGCCCTCACCCAGGGCGGCGAGGAAGCTCTTTTTCTTCGGTGCCGCTGCCGGGGCTTGGGAAGCCGCTCCAGGCGTTCCGGCCTGCCCGGCCATCACCGAGGCCAGCCCGTTGCGCCCGCCCGCCAGGGGCGGCTGCATGGCCGGATTAACGGGGTCCGATCCGTAGCCGCCGCCGGCCGCCTCGACGGGGCCTTGCGGACGGGTCGAGTAACCGGCCGGGCGCACTTGCTCGTCGCCCTTGGGTCCGTCCATCACGGGCGGCGCGCCCTGGTAGGGTGCCGGCGCATTTGCCGGCCTGCCGCCGATGCCTTCGAAGCCGGTAATGCCCTTGGCCTTCGCGCCATACCACTGGCCCCAGCCCTTTTGTGAGGCCTCGTTGAGCGCGTAGTCGATGCCGCCTTGCCAATTCTCGCGCGGGTCGATGCCGGCGGCGAGCGCACGGTCGCCCAGGCCGGCCCCGTTGCCGCTGATGTAGAGTTGAAAGGGTCCGAAGGAATTTTCCAGGCGGCCGAAGCGGGCCGCTTGGCTGCGCGGGGCTGGCCCCTCGCCATGACGGAAGGGGTTGAAAAGCCCGCCCTCGCCGGTCGCAACCGTCACCGCGACATTGGGATCAATGCCGTAGGCGGGCGCACGCTGGCGGATATAGGCTTCAACCGGGCTGACCATCAGTGACCACCCCAGCCGCCGCCACCAGCCGAGCCGCCGCGACCGCCGGCCGAGCCCTCGCCGCCGCGCATGGCCTGGGCGAGCTGGTCACGCTTGGGCTTTGCTGCCGGCGGTGCCGCCTGTTGCGGGGCCGCCGGAATGCCTATGCTCGGGCGGTTCTGATACATCGCATCGATGGCCGCCAACATGTCGGGCGTCAGCCCGGTCGACGGCTTGTTTGTGTCGCCCAGGAAGTTGATGAAATCCGGCTTGAACGGCACCGACGAGCCGTAAGGCGCGACGTTTGGCGGCGTCGGAATAGTCGGCGGGGTGTAGTCGCTGCTGCCACCGCTAGAGCCCATTTTTCAATCTCCCTTAGCCGAACGGCAGCGCGCCGAGGAGCGCACCGCCGAGGCCGAAAAGGCCCTGGTTGCTCGCGTTCGCCGCCTGCACTTGGTTTTGGTAATTCTGGCTGATGTAGTCGCCGATTGGCGCGGCGTTGATGCCTTGGCGCGAGAACGGCGAAAACTGCGGGATGGTCACTTGGCCCATGCCCATCAGCGCCGCGATCTCGTTCGGCAGCTCGGCGCGCAAGGCCGTGTCGCCTTGCTGTTGCGCCTGCCGAAGCTGGTTGCCAAAGGCCGCGTAGTCGCTGCCCATCTGATACTTTTGCAGCGCGGCCTGGTTATAGGCATTTTGGGCCGCGCGGCTTTCGTCGCCGGATGCCAGATAGGCCTGATTGGTCGCGTCGGTGAGCGCCCGCTGGCGGGTGTCGTCGACCGCCGAATATTGCGCCGAGCCGGGGGTGAGGCCGCGCGCCGCAAGCTGCGCATCCTGGGCCGCGTTCTGCTTGCCCGAGGTTTCGTTATAGCGAGCCATCATGGCGTCCTGCACCGCCTGCCGGTCGGTCGGGGCCTGATCCTGCCGCACCTCGCCAGGGGCCGGCGCATTGCTCCATTGCTGCCACTTCGACGGGTCGAGCTGCGTCTTGAACATGTCGGACAGTTGCGACGACGCGGTGACCGCCGCTTGACCGGCGTTCGCCTTGGTCTGCGTCTCCAGGCCAAGCAGCTTCATCTGGTCTGGCGACAGCGACGTGGTGCGCGTGTAGCGCGGCACGTACTGGGGATTTCCCTTGGCGTCGTAGACCGTTTCGTAGCCGGAATTTTGGTAACTCACCGAGCCGTAAGGGTTGACCTCATTCGGGTTGTTGATGACGCCAGACGCCATCGACGCGCCGAGGTCGGAAGCCTGTTGCGCGGCGGCCTGATCGTAAGGGTTGGGAGGGCTAGGACTGGAGGCCATAGGTCGCTTCTCCGAGGGGGAAGGGCTGGGGCGGCGGCGGCGGCCGGCGGCCGGGCAGAAACCGGCAATCCTCCCGCAACATGCCGAACATGAGTGCGTCGCGGTGCCCTTCGACGCCCTTGCGAACAAAGCCCTCGTAAACGAAGCCGAGCCGGCGCATCTGCGCGATTGCCCGGTGATTGTCGGGGGCGACAAGCGCGGTCACGCGAACGGCTCGCGAAAACAGCGCCGTGAAGATGGTCATCAGCAAGCGCTTGGACATGAAGCGCTGATCGGCGATGGCGCACGAGAAATGCACCTCGAACCACGTCTTAAATTCGCAGATGAGTACGCCCATCATCGTGCCATCGTCGCGGCGCTGGGTGACGCAAAACCACCATGGTTTGGTGAAGTCCGAACGGCTGTAATCGATGCCCGTTTCTTCGGACAGGAAGGCCACCGCGTCGGCGTCGAGGGGGGAGAAATCGGGCTTCATCCGAAGATGCTCCCCGTCTCATAAAGCACGTCGAAACCGGCCAGCGAAAACTCGGCGTTTGACACGAGCGCCATGAGGCGCGGGCCGCCAACACTGCCCAGGCGCGCGACGCCCTGCCAATTCGTGTGAACGTTGATGCCGCTCGCCCAGGCGTCAACGTCCCACGTCGCTGTGTCCCACGACGCGCCGATGTCGGCGAAAGTCACATCCGGCTGGTTGTTCGGCTGGCTGAGGTCATAGTCGACCTTGATGTCAACGAAGGGTCGCGGCGTGCCGGTCGATTGGATGTACGGCAGCACCATTTTGAACTGCTTGATCGCCGGGGTGCCGAAGTTGCCCCAGGCCATTTGAACATCGGCCAAAATGGGGTTGCCATTGTCGTTCAAAAAATTCTTCGAAAACTCATAGACCTTGCCGTCATCCGAGCCGAAATAAACGCGGTCGCTGATCCACCCCCAGCACCGCGCCGGAAGGCTGTTCCAGCTCGCCCACTGGCCGCCCGGCATGTTGCGCACGAGCTGGCGATAACTGTTCGGCGAGCCCTGGGGCGTATTGCAGTAAATCCGGCCATCCGAGGGGTTAAGGAAGGCCTCCCATCCGGGGCGCGAGCGGTAGGCGGCGGCGGCGAGAAATTCGTTGACGATGTTCTTGTCGCTATTGCCGAGCTGTTCAGTTTCGGCGCGCATCAAAACCGACATCGGCACGAGGCCGGTCGAGATCAAAACGTAAAGGTCGCCGCCATAGTTGACCACCGAGTGTTTCGACATCGGGGCATCGAAGCGGAACACGCCCGACAGGCTCATGTCGGTGTCGGGGTCGATGCCTTGCCAGATGGCGCACTCGCCGTTGCTCGTGAAAATCGCGAGCTGGTCGTTGAGGTTCACCGCGCCGTCAGTCGTCCAAGTCATCATGGCGCGGATGGTGCCGCCGCGCTTGAAAATGGCATTGAGGGGAAGGTATTTCACCTCGCCGGTTTTCTGCTGGAGAGGCAGATAGTAGACGGCCAAATTCGTGCTGTCGGCAAACCAGAGGCGGTTGAGGTGCGACAGCACAATGTTGAACTGATCGGGCACAATCCAGGGGTCGCCAACGGGCGCGGTCACCGCCTCATGCACGAGCCCGCCGTTGGTGCCGTCCCAACTCCAGACGCCGTTTGAGCCGTTCACCATGACCGTGTAATCGGCCGAGGAAAGATTGGCGAAAGAGGTCCAAGACCAATCGTTGCCGGTGAAGCCAGGGCCGCCCAGGTCGGTGCCGTCCAGGGTGATCAGTTTTCCGTCGATGGCGGCGGCCATGCGTGCCGGCGCGCCATAGAACGGCACGAGCGTTTCAACCGCCTTCGCCGGGTTGCTATAGGCCCAGGCCTGGACCGTGCCAGGGCGAACGCGGATCAGGTTTAGCTCGACGGTCCAGTTTTCCAGCACGACAGCCGTCAACGGGTCGCCGGGCGTGAGCTTCGACGACGACGACAGGCCTTTAAGCGGCGCGCTGATGTGGCGCACAGCGGCTTGCGAGCCCGGTGGCTTCACTCGCAACGGCTTCGCAAGGGAAAGATATCGGCTGGGCAAAATCCTCACTGGACGCGGCCCCCTTGCCAGCCGTTAACCCAGCCCTGGGGCGTCGCGCCGTATTCGCCAGAGCCGGCGGCGGCGTCGAGGTCGAGCAAGCGGCCATTGACGCGCGCGGCGACCTTGTTGAGCCGCGAAACGAAGTCGCGCAACTCCTCGCCAAACTCCAGGCCCTTGGCTTTCAGGAAGCGATATTTGAGCCCGTCGATTGCAAGGCGGGGCTCGAATGCGATCAGGTCACTGTCGGCCGTGATGGCGGCCTTAAGCTCCAGGGTGGTGCCGTCCAAAATCCAGTAACCATCGCCCAGGGTGACCTTGTAAGGCTCCTCATTCAAAACCTCGTCGGCCACGAGCGACAACAGCGCCAACATCTGCGCGATGTCTTGGTCGTTGGTGCCCACGGCCGACGAGATCGGGCGTTGAGAAATGCCGATCTCTTGCGACGCTTGGCTGATTGCATCTTTCACCGAGATCAGCGCCGGCATGATCAGGCCACCCGCTGCTTGAGGCTATTCACAAGGGCGTTGGACGCCGACAGCGAGGCCCGCAATTCCTTCACTTGTTCGTTGAGCACCTCGATTTGCGCGTCGCGGTCGCGCAACTGCGCTTCGAACTTCCCGACATTGGCGCTCATCGCCATCATGGCGCGGGCGCGGTCGGCCAGCTCGACAAGATCGCCGGGCATGCTGTTGTCGCGGCGGCCGGCATACTTGGCGAGCTGTTCAACCGTGGTGATGTCGCGGTCGGCCAGCATCTTGAATTGCGCGACGCTCACCACCGGCCAGAGCGCCAGGGGAAAGCCGGCGTCGCCGGGCTTCTGGAGGCGCGCGGCGTGCTCTTTCACGAAAAGCTGATAGGGGCCGGGGTAGTCGTCGAAATCCTGTTGCGTGGCCTCATATTCGACTTGGGTAAACGGCGGCACCGATTTGACGATGCGCACGGTCGGACGGTAGCGCGGCAGGCCATCGTCGCCGGTGCCGTCCTCGGCCCAGCCTTCCTTGAAGCGGATGAGGGCCTGGGTTTCTTCTGCCATGTGTTTTGCTCCTTTGGTGTTGTTCGGGGCGCGGCGGCGGCCCAAAGGATGAAATCCACCGCCGCCGCGCCCCGTATCGCCTGGGTGGCGGCGATCAGACGCCCGTCAGAAGGATGCGGCCCTGGAGGGCGCGATTGGACAGCGTGAGCGCGCCCATAAAGGCGATGTGGCGGGTCACTGCATCCATGTCGACGGATTGGTCGGGAAGGTCGAGCGGCTGGAAATTCCG